CAGGGATAAAGCGCGTGGTAGCGAGTGTCGCGCATCACCCAGCGGATGAACTTCGCGAGTTTTTCACCGAACCTCAAACGTCCACCCCAAGCTCGGTGAGCGCGCCGCGCACTGCCATCGCCACCCGCAGGCGTATCATCAGGAGCTCGCCGGGTTCGGCGCTCGTACCGAGCGTCGATTGCACAGCAACGTCCGTTGCCTCGACTGCAAGGTCGATGACCTCGTCGAGGTCGCGCGACCGTACGGTCGGTGGATCGAGCGAGACGATTCCGCGCACGCGTTCGGAGGCCGACGTTTCGCGCTGGGGTGAGAGACCGTCGATGCCGTCCACGACGATGGTGTAGACGTTCCCCTCAAAGGTGGCTGTCGCCCGTGGCCAGCCGGGACAGTCCCACGTCTTGCTCGGCATCAGGCGGCCTCGGTCCAGTAGGTGGCAAAGAGCGCCCCGCCGTCGGTCCGATATTCGACATCCCCCACACGGTCATTTCCGACGGTCGTCGCGGGCACCAGGTCGAGACCGTCGAGCATGACCTCCACGCGCCCTGACGCGGGCTCGCGGTCGGTCTCGACGATGCCGGCCGGCTTCGAGCTCGGGAACGCATTGGCGCCCGCCCAGACGGCCCCTGAGGGCTTCACGCGCCAGGTGGCATCGACCGCTTCGAGCACCCGCGTAAGCTCCTCACCGGCCGTCGAGTCCCGCACGCCGGCCCCGCCGGAGCGGGTCCAGAAGTTGAGCACCGTCCGGAGCAGGGGGCTCGTGAGGCCGACCCCGTCCGCCTGCTCGCCTGCGGCCGTGAGCAAGTCCTGCACGACGAGGCGTGCTTGTGCGCCGGTGTAGGACTTTGCTGGAAGCTTCGAACCGAGCTTGCCAGCGCCGCCTACGATGAGCGCCGAGCAGACGCCGGTCACGACGCCCGAGCGGCCTGGGACGACCGTGCCCTTCCAGGAGTTCGTGCCGTCGGTGAGGGTCACGGCTCCGGAGACCGCCGTCTTGCCGGCCGCTCGAACTCTCGCAACCCAGACTCCGAACACCGGGGCACGAAGGCGCAGCTTCAGGACGGCGAGCCCGCCACAGCTGAGGGAACGGGCCATCTACGGCGCTCGCGGATTGGGCAGATTGTCGTGCGCAGCGCCAGCGGCACTCGGTGGAGCCCCGCTGCCGGCGACGCCGTCGTCGCGGTACGGACTCCAAGCCGCCGCGTCGTCCTGCGCCTTGGTGTTCTGGTCTTTGACGGCCTTGATCGCAGCGTCGGGCAAGTACTCGAAGGCCTGGATGTTCCAGACCCAACCGTCGACTGCGTTCGGTGGATCGATGTCCACGTCACCGAGCACGACTGCGCCGATTCGAAAGTAGTTGACGGCCTCGTGGCGGATGTCGAGCGGATCGCTCGGGTCGCCATTCGCCCGCCCACAGATGAAGTCGCGCGCATCGTCGGCGGCTGCGATGTGTTCCGGTAGCCAGAGCGTGAGCGTGATTCTGACCTCGCGCGGCTCGGCTCCCTCGTCCTTCAGTCGCGCGCCGCGCTGCCCCTTGCTCTTTCGCTTCTTGATGCCGGTCGGGAGCTTGAGGCTCACCTCCGCGAGGCCGGGCATCAGCTTGCCGCCGATAAAGAGCGTGTCCCACGTGCCGCGCTCGGCGACTTCAGGATCGTTTCCCCAGTGGCGGACGGGCATGGCTTGTTAGATGGGCCGACGTGCATGAAGGCGTCTGGCTCGAGCTGGGGAGGTGGCAGCGAACCCGGCGGCTATGAACGCCGGCCCAATCAGTCGTCGGCGCCGGCGGCAAGAGCAAGCTCTTCCTCGTGCTCTTCGATCATGCGAAGCATGCGCGCCTCGATGTCGTCGGCGAGCTCTTTGCTGCTCTGGCCGGGCTGCTGCTGAATGTGGAAGACGGGTGCAAACTTGGAGTGCACGTCGCCGACGCCGCGCGTCGCCAGGTCGCGAAGCCTCGGAGGCTCGGCGAAACTTGCTGCGACAGGGCCCATCGCGTGCTCGCGCGTGCGCGACTGCTCGGGGTTGCCGACCTGAAACCCTGCCCGGAAACCAGGGAGGTCGATGGCGTTCGTGTTCGCCGGGAGCGCGCTTTGCAGCATGTCATTCATCGGCGACAACCCCTCGGCGAGGCCCGCCACTGACATCTCGCCAATGAAACGGAATTCGGTCGAAGGCGAGTGGATGCCGAGCACGCTCTTCAGCCGGTTCTTGATGCCGGTCGCGATATTGTCGATCGCCACGAATGGGAGGTTGACGAGCGCGTTGATGCCGCCGACGAGGCCCTCGACGATGGCGCGCCCAATCTCGAACATGATCTTGGGGATACTCGTACCAGCGGCGCGGAAGCGCTCGCCGACCTTCGTGAACCACGGCTCGACGAACTCGACGAACTGGCCGATGGTCTTGATGAGACCGTCCCACGCGCCAATCGCCGCCTGCACGACGACCGAGACCGCGGTCAGCGCTGCGTGCACGAGACCGCCGAACACCGCCGCTACTGCGAGTCCGAATGCCACGAGCTCGCCGAGCGTCTTGGCGATGAGCTTGGTGTTCGTCATCAAGTCCTTCTCGCTGCCGGACATGAAGGACAGCGCTCCGGCCATCGCTTCGAACACCGCTGGCGCCGCTTCCATGAAGCCGCCTGAGAACGAGCTGATGAACTCTCGGATGAACGGCATCGCCGTCTGAAACGCATCGACCAAGTCGAGAATGAAGCTTGTGAGCGCCGCCGAGGTAGCCGGGTCTTTCAGGAACGCACCGAGCTCCTGCATCACGGGCTTGATCGCAGCCGTGAGCGGGCCCTCGACGGCGAGACCTACATCCGTGAGCGCGTTTTGCATCTGCGCTTTGAGACGGCCAGTCATGCCGCCAAGCGTGGAGTCGGCGATCTTCTTCCCCATGTCGCCGAGCTCTTTTTCGTTGAGCTTCACCTTGACGGCTTCGAGAATCGCAGGAAGCGCGATGTCCGAACTCAGCTTGCCAGCCTCCTGCATCTTCACGACCTCGGCCGTCGTCTTGCCTAGAGTTTTGCCGAGCTGCTTGTAGATCAGTTCTGCTGAGATTCCGGCTTCGGTCAGCATTGCGAACTCGTCGCCCTGGACCTTGCCTTGTGCCTTGATCTTGCCGATCGCGTTGAACACGCTCCCGATGGCTTCGTCGGCCGTGCCGAAAGCTCTGAGGTCCGCACCCATCCGAATGAAGTCGGTCGCCATCTTCGGATCAAACTGGAGAGCGAGGAACTTGACGAACTGCTTCGTCGTGTCCTTCACGTCCAGGCCGAGAAGCTCTGCCTCGCCCCGAATGTGATCGAACAGCTTCGCGGCACTGGCGCCATGCTTCGCGAGCTGTTGCAGACCGAGCATCGAGCGCTGTGCGAAGTCAGCGAACGAGACCGCCATGCCGACGGCAGCCGCACCGATCGCCCCCGCGGCAATCGTCCCGAGCGTCGCAATCTCTTTCGTGGTCTCGAAGGTCTTGGCGAGCGCCTTCCTGCGCACCTTTTCAAGTCGATTGAGGAGTTTCCCCATAGCCCCGGCGGCCCGGTTTGCCGGGCCTCGGATCTTCTCAATCAGCTCGACGATGAACGTTGCCTTATCGCCGTCTGCCACGTCGTTTCGACTTCCCCGCCGCCTTCGCGTACTCGACCAGAAAGCTCTTCACGAAGCGGACGTTGTCGGCGAACTCCGCAATGTGCAGAGCGACGACGACGTTCTCGTCAGTGGGGGGCTTCCCCAGAAACGAGAGAAGCGCCCGCGCGGTCCAGTACGGGTACCGTCGCGAGCGCTTCCACGCGTCTATCCTTTTTTTACGCTGATCTCGATCTCAGCGCCGGCGAGGTCAGACAGTGCGTCGGCGATCCTCGCCGCTGCCGCTGGCTGCTTACGCAAAGCAGTCTCGAGCTCGTCCGTTGTCGGGTGCACGAGCGCGCTCATGCAGTACTGACGAAAGACCGGGCCGATCCGCTTCTTGTCGTTGCCAGCCTTGAGGATGCCTTCTTGCATCTCCTCGTAGTCGGTATCGGTCGGTGTCTTGAAGGCGAACTCGACGCCTGCAATCTTGGCGACGACGAGCTCTCCGTGCTCCTGACGCAACTTCGCTTCGACTGACTTTTCCACCGCATACCTCCCATGGTTGTTGGTGGGTTTCTGACCGGCCTACCCGCCGGAGAGAGCGTTACGTGCGCTGGTTCTTGAACGGCAGCTTGCCGCCGAGCTTCCGGTACATGAACGAGATCGGGAATGAGCTCTGCACACCATCGACGCCGTCGCCCGGATCTTCTTCGTCGTCGAGCACCCGCGCTGAGAAGATCTCGCGAGTGATCGCCGGGCGGTTCGGAGACGTGTAGCGGATCAGTATGTTGAACATCACGTCCGAGAAACCGTCGCCGCCGTTCATCTCGGCGAGCATGTCGATAAAGGCTTGCGCCTCTTCCACGTCGTCGGTCTCGAGCGTACCGTCGCCCGGCTGCAGTTTGCCCCGCGTTCGGCCGATGACCTCGGGCGTTGCCGCGTTCTGGCCAATGATGCCCTCCTCGATGGCCTGGGAGTGCGTGCACTTGAACGTCGTGAAGATCTTTCGGCCCAGTCGAATCTCGGTGCCCGACTGGCTGTACTTGAAACCTCGCGTGTCCGGGTACGTTTGCTGAGTCGACATCGAGTCCTCACGCCGCGAGCGGCAAGGCGGGTTGAGCGGTCACGTAGGAGTAGGTCGTCGCGAGCTGATCGACGTAGGCCAGAGAGGTGATGGCTACCTGGCTCAGGATCATGCCGGTCGTCAGGACGTTGTTGGTGCGGTCGATGGTGTATCGAACTGCCGTGACGTGGCCCTGCTTGCCGTTGGCACGCGTCGGTTGCAGAAGGAGTGCGCGCAGCCCCTCGTTCACTTCCAGCTCGAAGGCTTCTGCGTCGCCCGGGTCGATGCGGCCCGTGCCGTCGGGCAGCACGGTCAGACCATCGCCGATGAACTCCGTTTGCTTGCCGTAGACGAAGTTGCACGCCGAATCCATCACGCGACGGTGCGGCCAGTAGCGGAAGTCGGAACCGCTCTGCGACTTCAGGTGTCCCTGCGTCGCGAAGAAACCCACCTTGTTCGGGTAGGTGCGGAGGGTCGAGATCTTGATCCCGTCGAGCCCAGCGTCCTGCAGGAACCCGTCGTGCGTGAGCGACTTGCAGCCCGGGATCGGACCGCTTCGGAAGCGCTTAAGGTCGGTCGAGATGAGCGAGCGTGCGGCGAGGTAGCTGAACGCTCCGACGGTGCGCCGGGTCGGAGTCGACCATCCCTGGAAGGGCTTGGCGCTCGGGGCCGCGAAGCCACCGAAGGCGCCGAGCACCCGCACACCGACCGCGCTCGAGAAGCTCGTGATGACGTTCGCTGCCGTGTCGTTGCCGACATCGACCATTCCGCCCTTGTGGCGGAAGTACGTGCTTGTGAGCGTGGCGAGCTGCGTCTGCATCGCAGCGAATTGGGTAGCTCCGGCGGACGCCGTGGCGTGCCGACCCGAACCCGTGACGAAGTCCCACTCTTGCGCTGCCGCGGCCGGCTGCACGAGCGCCGTGAACGCGGTGGCAAGGTTCGAGGCGTTCCACATCGGCGCGGTGGACGCCCACGTGTAGCTCTCGTTCAGGACGTACGTGCCCGCGGCGAAGGTCGCCGTGAGGCCCGTGCTCGGGATGACGAACGTACCGCCCGACGGAACCGTGAGGACCTCGGAGAACTGGTCGCTGCCGTCGAGGTTGTAGTCGAACTTCGCGACGCCTAGCGCGCCACCCCCACGGATGCGGATCTTGCCCTGGTAGTCGTCGTTCGGCGTGCCGGCGAGTGATACAGCAGGTCCACCGCCGCTTGGATTCACGGTGCCCGGA